AGACATCAATCCAGCTTTTTGTTTTACCCTGCACTAGATTAGGATAATAACTCTTTAACATATTCTTTACATTCTCAGCTACCTTGTTAGGTGCATAGTCTTCTATCTCTCCGTCCTCATCCTTAATCTCAACCATCCCAGAGGGCTGGGTATAGAATCTCCAGTTAGTAGGTTTAACTAACATCTTAGCTTGTTCTCTAGGTATATGGTCAGGAACAGGAACTTCCCCAGACATAATAGGCCACCAATGGTCTTCCTCTGGTGCGTTAGTATCTGCAATAACACCAGTCCAAGTAGGTCCACCTTCGCGCATAGAAGGATAACGACCCACTCTCATAGTACATGCATCAATAATACTCTTGCCTAACTCTCTAGCTTCGTTAATCCAGATGCCAGTAACCTCTAACGACAGCAGTTTCTTAACATCCTCAGGCCTATCAAGGGCTAAAAAAATAACCTCAAGGTCTATATCACCCTTCTTAATGCGATGAGTATAAGGAACAGACCAATTAAACTTACCCCATTCATTCTCTGGAAACCAATCTAACCAAGTCTTAATTGTAGTAGTTCGAAGCTGGGGATTGGTATTCCGTATGATAGCCCACCGACTCTTACGTATTCCATCAGCAGACTTAGCCTGACCTAACGCCCTGCGAAACACCTCAATGCAACACGCAACAGACTTACCACTACCAACAGGACCACGAATACCACGAAAAAAAGTATCGTCCTTCATAAACTCCTTTAATACTTCTCCATCAGGCTTGTATTTAAAGTCAATCATTTATCAGCAATACCACTATCAATGCCAACTCTTAACAATCTAGCAACAGTAGAAGGGGCTAGGGAATCAATAAGCTTGTCAGCCTCATAGTCAGTAACAAATTCCTTAGGAAAATGCTTGAAGTTAACGCTCTTAACTATCTTACGAAGTACATCTAACTCCGAACCTTTGACTGTACTGATAAAACTCAATTTAAAATAGTCTCCTCAAACGCCTGCTTATCACTAGACTCCATAAGCATTGCATCAGAACCACCAGAAGTAGCGTCACTAGTAGACTCAAACGGAAGAGGTTTCTTTGTACCCCTCTCGCGTAAAGTATTTTCATAACGCTCTTCATTAATTCTATCCATGTGTCTGCGAGCTAAACCATTTAAAGAAGTCATTAAATCATTAACACCTCTATCATCAAGGGTATTACCTACCTGTGTCTGGTCTGTATCTGGTGAACTAAGTCCATCATAAGTATTCATTAACCATTCATCACCACCCTTAGTATTCATTGCATCCAATAATACACTAGCAGATATATCCTTATTCGGAGTCCTTCTACCAAACAATTGCTTAAAATGCTCCATAATACCAATAGGCATGTTCTCAACTATCTCTTCATCACTAAAATTATTCCTGAGTATCTGTAAGCCACGATGCCTAAACTCATGATTCCACACAGCACTCTTATTAGCAAAGGGTCCGTAAGTCATAACTAAGTCTTCACCAGAGAAAACATCCCTATACATCCCACCCTTTTCTTGCTGGTTACCTATACGTCCAGCTACCCTCGGTGTGTTATCCCTAAACGGAATATACTGACCAGCTAATAAAAAATTCGTAGCTTCTAAATCAGGAACACTATGTGCAACACTAGGGTCAAATCCAAGAGCAACTATAGGGTCATAGTTATCCTTCTCCATCAACGTCTGATGAAACTCAATGTTTCCCATCTCAATCGAACTCTTCTGCTTGTCTTTCATTTTAATACCTAAAGCCTTTCTAGCCGCTTCTATTGACACAGGTTTTATTTGTTTATGAATATCTATGTCAAGCTTTTCTAAATCACTTATAGCATTAGGGTTATTTGAATCTATGCTAGGCCACGAAATACCACTATCAATAGACCTTTGAACAGCCTCCTCAGTTCCTAATACTTTGCCATCCCATACAGTAGGTATTAAAGTCTCCCTACCGTCAATCTCAACTATACTTGTAAATACAGTTTGTAGTTGCTTGCCGTCCTTTACCGCTTTGTTATCAACTATATTTCTATAATGATGCTCTAGTATTGGATTCATCATCGAACCTTTCTCAAGAAAAATGCTAGTGTTAGACCTATTGCAACACAGTAACAACCTTTTTGGACCCCACCCCCCTCTTACGACAGGTCTATTGACACACGAATGTCGCCAGCTACCTGCACTTGACTCCTATCTATTGGCTTGAACCCAGCTCTGTCTAGCAAATCCTTGCTTGCTTCCAGTTGAACGTACTCACTCTTAGCTCCCTTACTCAGTCCTGCTAACTGGTATACAGCTGCTGGAGCAAGTCTACTAAACTGTTCCGTCACTACAGTCATCAAGTGCTGTTGCACGTGGGCTGTCTTCAGTGCCTTTTGTGCTGTGACTCTACCGCTGTCACCTTCTGCATATCCTGCGCTCTTTGCAGCTTGCGTGACATTCCCTCCATTTGCTACATATGCATCAACTAAAGCTATCTGTCTTCTTGTTAGTTTTCTTACTGCTACTTGGTTCATCTCTTGTTACAACCCCCTCTCCTTACCTCTCCCCCTTCACAGATAGCTTGTCACAAATGTACGTGTCAACTCACAATTACGGAAATAACAGAAAACAACAGAATATAGTGTTTGCAAGGGCAAACTAATGAGTAGTGTCCTCGCTCCTTATAGGCTGTACTCGGCCACAGGAGATTGCTAAAATCAGGTTAGACAACCCTGATTTTGCCTGTGAAGTACAGGCCGCATGACACACAGTCGTGTGCCACCTGTATGGCAGTGAATTTTTGAATGTAATGTCAAAAATAACGTACTCGTTTCGCCCGCGCTCGGACGATTTAATCTATTGTATACTACACTACACAAAAGAGATTCTACTCGCATCTGATAAAGGTGTCCTGATGCACAGACACTGCGTCAATAACCATGTCACTATTGCCGGAGAAGTTTATTTACTATCAACTTTGTCACCATATGTTCGCAGGCCTATTTATAACCACCTAAGAATACAGGCATATCTGAATGGACTAACCAAACTGGTCCCACAAGAATAATAGACGTATCCCTACGGGCTACCCTCGTCGATTTTTCTTGTGCGATGGTTGTGGCTGGCGTTGCTTTGCTTGGATGGCTGAGCCAGTTTGGCTATTCCGGTCAGATGTAGCATGCCTGTATTCTCAGGTGATTCTAAATAGGGAACATATAATGAAAAAGTTAATAGCAAATAAACTGGCAATAGCAACATGGTCATCAACTGGGTCTGAACAGCAGGACGATTACCTTTATCAGAAACGAGCAGAATCTTCCTGCTACGCAACATACAATAGATTAACTTATTTAAAGAATAAGATAATAGAACAGATTGATGCAGGACAAGTAACCTATGCAGAACAAACTGACATTACCATCCAGATAGTTCAGCAAGAACATGATGCAGACCAATCAGTTCACGAACAAATAACTGGTGAGACTTGGACACCAGCTCGAAAGGGTTCTAGAGCTAACACGACTCATCTATCAGTCGATGAGTTACAAGCCCTACGAGACAAGTACTCAACACCTAACGGTGACGGTACTTCAACAGCTAGACCTCAACTAGCTGGCAAGATATCTAAGTAACTCAACCTAGATAGGTAGGCTTCCGAGTCTACCTATCATTACTACATAAGGAAGACACATGACACAGGACATACTAGGCATAGCCTTGCTTTGCATCATAGTGATTGGCATATTGTTGATAGGCCACGGTATAGGAGCGTGAAGCGATGAGCGAAAAATCTGATAAACTTAATGATAAATTTACTGAAAAAAAGGAGAATCAAATGGAACTATCTAATCAATTAATACTAGCCTGTGCATTAGTAGCACTAGGAATACCTATCATTCTAAAGGAGAAACCAAAATGTTAGATACAATTACACATGACTATGACTTCCAAGTAGTAGAAGAGAAAGCATACTTGGCAGATGGTACAGCAATACCAGACATGAAGATACTTAGGCATCCAGATACAGGGTATATTCTAGGTAGACACAGTAGTAATTACAAACCAATTAACTACGAAGAGATGGTTGATAACTTACTAGTTGGTCTTGATAACTCAAACATATCTAAAGATTACACTACTGATATCAAGATACATAGCGGTGGACGTAAGCTTAAAGCTACTGTGTTATTCAATGACATAACAATCAACCCATCCCCTCAACTCAATGACCTAACTCATTACCGAATCAATATGTTTAGCAGCCATGATGGTACTTGGCCTTACATTATCAGTGCCGATGGCTTACGATTAACCTGTCTAAATGGACAGACATTTGCTGACCCACTATCTAAGATAAGACTCAAGCACACCTCGAGGGTAAGCATAGATGACACAGCTAGGCATGTGCTTAACAACTACGACACCTTCAAAGATAAAGAAGAAATGTGGAGTGAGTATGCTAAAACTAATGTCTATGAGTTAGAAGTAGAAGGATTCTTTAAAGATACTATAGTAAAGAAGAAAACCTATTCTTCACTCAAACATAGCAACGAGCGTCAATTAGAAAACCTAATGAGTTTGTATCACGACCATTCTACATGGATGGGTCACAACAAATGGTCTTTGTATAATTGTCTTACATCATGGGCTACGCACACTGACTTCACTGATAACTCAGGCAAGCGTATGTCTAAGAGTCCACACAATACCTCAGTAGAAAGGGAAGCTATGATTGCTAAAGCAATGGACACTGAATACTGGCACACATTAGGTAGAAAGTTATGAGCATAATTAAATGTAATGAGTGTGATGGCACTGGTATAGTAGACAACTACTATACTACTCCATCATACAACCCAACATCCTCTGACTATGGAGTAGCAGGGATGTCAACCAATAGCAGAGAAGAACTCTGCCTTAAATGTAATGGAGATGGACATGAGTAATCCAATGAATGAGCTAGATAAATTAGCAAGTGGCTTAGAAAAACTAAGCATACGAAAACCTATTAAATATGGTGGCTCGACTAAGTATACTCCAAAAGGAGAAGAAACTATATCGTTAGAAGATGCTGTACAAAATAGTAAAGCTGATAAATCACGTGAGTTTTTACAGGAAGCACACGGTATTGTGTATGGTGACAGACACGAAGAG